CGGCGGGCGCGACAGCCGCGAAATTCTGATTCGCAATTACTTCATTTCCGCTGGCATTGGCTGCAATGTTTGGGAGCGCGGTCATCGTCTCTTTTATCCGTAGGTTGCATATCCAACAGCTATAGAACCAGCTGCCACCGTTGGCAACATATTACTTACTCGTCCGGCGTACATCAATCCACCGCTCTCACCATATATTTGTCCATCGCGCGCCACTTGTGGCAACGTGGATAGCTCGAATGCTACTTCGCCACCGGCAACATTTATTCCAGTAGCCAATATCCCGCTGTTCCCCGTTGCGGACAGCGGAGATGCAACCCCTACTGAAGCATATGTTGTCATCTGCTACTGCCACAGGCACATAACGCCTATGCCTCCTAATGGATTTGCTCCTACATTACTTGTACCACCAAACATTGTTCCCATGTTTATCAACGTGATCGCCGTACTTCCGACAAGCGCGAGCGATACTGTGTTACCAACTGGAATCTCAGTAATGATTGCCATGCCTATACATGCATGAACGCCAATTACAGGCGTGGCTTGAAACGCAGGGCCTATTTGAATCTGCCCTCCAACAACGGATGACAGCAGCACAAACGGGAACAGTCCCCATGCTGTTTGTGACGTTAGCGACACCAATGCTGATGTTAGGTAACTATAACTCTGTATTGTGCCAAGCGAGCCTTGATTGCCAGATGTCGTCGCTGAGTTAGTTATCAGCAACACAGCATCGGTAGTCACCGCCCCGGTTGCTCCTGTGCTGCGCGCAAGGATCAACCCGCCTAATCCGACATTTGTCGTCGTACTGCCTATTTTCCATGTAAAGCCGAAAAAGCCATACGTCGGGTTGTATACGAAACGGGAAATATAAGATGTAATGATTGATGTTGGTGCCACACTATTTGTCACGGAACTTCGCACCATAGTAACGCCTGTAATCGTTCCGCTCCCATTCGATCCGGTTCCGACCGTGATCCACATCTGAGGATTGTTTGCAGGATTTGCGGAGCCAAATTCCAATTTGAAAAAGACCGGCGATGTAGCCTGCGCTGTATCGTTGAATCTGCCGATCACGTAGCCGGCACTCGTATTTATTGCAGGTCGCGTCACAGTAGACGTATTGATCTGCCCGGTATCAGCCGTTTGCGTAAGTCCAATGGACGTAAACATAGCAGACACGATCTCTGCTACCCATGTTCGGAAACCTGCATCGCTTGTATTGTCTACGATGCTAGTTATGGTGAACGTATTCGCCATTATCGGCCCCTATGACAATTTCAGTCGCACAGCGACCAATGTGAATGTGCTAGATGAAACAAGAGAGAACCGCAATGTGTCTCCAGCCGCAATAGCTGTTGTCCAGCCCGTGAGCGTGGTGTCGCTATATGTCTTGCCAGCGCTGATCGTCGGCTTGGATGATCCGCAAATAGAATTAGCTGACGTAGGCGGGTATGCTCCTATAGCACTCTTGAATATGTCGATCACGCACGATCCAGTCCCGCCTTCAGTAAGAATCGTCACGCCAGTAATCGCACAGGTTATGTCCGCATAGGCCGGGACAAGATTGACAGGAATCGTAATTATTCCGGCTCCGATCACCCACGTCGCGCCAATAGGCGTTATCCCCGCCGTTCCAGCCGCGCCCGTAGCGCCCGTGGCCCCTGTAGGCCCGGTTGCACCTGCCACTCCCGCTGTTCCTGTAGCTCCCGCCGCGCCCTTGATATTGGAAACTATAGAATAAACGCCACCGCTGCGCCGATATACGTTCCCGGTCGAATCATCCAGATAATAGTCGCCGTCAGACCCGCTGCTGTTCGACGGCACTCCCGTTCCATCGCGCCATATCGACCAGCCTATCGCTTCTGCCTTGCGCAGCGGTTCATCGCCCGCCGATGCCGCAGGCAGTCCCCTGATCCGCGTTCCACCGTCCAGATTGATAGAGCCGAATATTGCCGGCATCAGAGCCTCACGACAACCCTGTAAGCGTTAGTGCCAGGCGGCGTAGCGAAACCTCGAACGGTAATAGTGTTTACGTCGGTATGATCTATATCCGGGATTATCCGATCATAAGGCGCGGCTGTGCGATATACGTATACATCAACATCCCGCGTCCCAAAATTGTGGATAATGTCGAAACTGGTCGCTACTCCATCGCCGATGCTGACAGGGACCTTCGTCTTGCCTAAGAGATAGGTAAGCAATGCAGAAATCGCAGAACGCTTGGTGTCCGTCGCCTGATCGACTGGAAACGGTTCGGTTCCGTCCAGCGCGCTCGCTGCCGGTAATGCACTGATGGTAGTTGCCATAAATGTGACTACTTAGTAACTATCGGATCGCCCACTGCTAACGTGACAATTGGCACGCCTGCCAACGTCGTTATACCAGTCCCGGACACATAGGTTCCTCCTCCTCCTGTTCCTCCGCCACCTATAACGGCCGGCACGTTGTTCACAAATCCTGACAACGGATAGCCGCGCCCGACTACCGCAGAGCGCTGGTAAATCTTAACGTAGAAACTTATCACAGCCACGCCGTAGTCTGCCGTCTGCATCGCCAGGGTGTATCTGATCGGGAAACCCGTCTGATTGCTGAACGTGTGCTTGAGCATCGTATAGCCGGCATCTGCATAAACCTCAAGATCGTACAGTTCCGCCACTTCGCCGACAGGCAAATCCCAGAACATTCCTTGGCGCTCTTGCAATCGGCTCCGTCTTTGCGCGTAGATTATGTAATCGCCCGCAGCGTTCACGCCCCACCGCAGATTGACCGGACTGAGCGGCTCCAGCCCGACCCCCGTATTGATAAACTGCTGCCCATAGGTCTGAGCGAGCGAGCGCCCAAGGCTGACTGCCTTGTAATAGCGTGTCGCTCCTATCGCACTAGTTCCTTCGTCTGGCCGCAATGTGCCACCGCTGCCCAATAGCACAAAATGATCTGAGGATGTATGCATCCCCATTGCCCACTCTGTACCGCGCTGTCCTCTCATTAATCGAGACAGTCGATATTTCCCGGCGCTGAGTTGCGTCGCTACCGTGAACTGGCCCAATTCTTCTGCGCCTTGTACGCCTATCACGTATGCATTCAGTGTTGGATCGGAAAGAATTGCTGCTTCTGTAGCGCTGGTTAGCGTTCCGTTAACGTACACATCAACCGTGTTTATTTCATCGAATACGTTGCCGCCCGCCCAATTGCCAAGCGCCGATGTTGCAAAGCCAGTGATCGCGCTGTTTTCAACGAAACTGAGTTCAGCATAATTTAGATCGTCAGCGCTGCGGAACAGGCTCGTGCCTTTATTCGACGCTCCTGCCATCACAGCATATAGTCCGGCGTTATCGTCAGAATCCTGCGATATGGGAATGTCCAACAACGTGAGCGTTGCCGGCGCCACCAACACTATCCCGGTCTGTCCAGTCGCAATGGACGTGGCCGTAACATTCGGCGTATAGGCGTCAGCGTCTTCCGGCACACAATCGAACTTTAATACCGGCCCGTTTTCCACCCGTTTGACGACACGTACAAGATTAAACGTGCCTCTCGGCCATTCCACCCATCCCGGATCGGTCGGTTCGACATAATCGAACTTTTTCAACACGGAAAACGTGCGAGGTTGGCGCTGAATGATCTGATCGAAATATTCAACCGATGCCAATTCCGCCGCTTTCTGCGGCAACATCACGATTGGCATACTATCAGTGACCGGATTTTTACTGGTCGTTGATCGTTGCGGACTCTGCTCGCTGCCAGGTTCATAGTCAGCGAGCGGATTCTTGAAGTTGACGATTACCTTGCTTGGAAGGTCTACTTCCTGTGTGCGCGAGAACGAGAACGGTTCAGGCATTTGCGCGCCGATCTCGTGCGCGCACAGATCATCGAAATATACCGTGAATAACGGCGGCCCGCCGCGCTTTACCCACTTCGTTTTTCCATCAGAATCGACCGGATCGGAATATGCGTATTTCGCAACAGGTTCTATCGCACTCCTCGCAGGCGCGATAGAGGCGATTGAATAGCCAAGCACTGCATCTGGAATCTGCGATACATCGAGTTGATCCGGCGTGTAACCGGCGCGCTGTGCGATGGTCGAGATGATCTCGCCAGCGGTTGTTGTACCTGATGCAAGGGCACCGAGCGCGACGCTGTACGGCCAGATGAAAAACCCAGGCGACAGATTTTCGTTTGCCATGAATGTTGCTACACGACTCGACGGGTTGTAGCCGAAGGCACTGCCATATAGATCGACCTGAACAGCCGAAACATCAGGGCCGATTCCTCCATCAATCGGCGTGGCTAATACCATGCCATCGCTGCCATCGATGGTTATTACGCCGGATGAGTCGACCTTGAGGATGAAGTGCCCATACGGCGCATTACCGATAGGATTGCGGATGTAAAACTCATCACCTGCCAAACATAGTTGGGCAAATCCACTGAATAAGTACCAGTAACATTCACCTACTCCACCAGGTATAAGATCATTTGCTATGTAGGTAATCGTCGCGATTGTCGATAAATCCAGCAGACTGCATTTGCGAAGAATGTTTGTTCCTGCCGCTATGTCCGTTGAAATCACCCACGCACATGAAGCGACCAGCACTACTGCTTTTATGCTCTCACTTGATCCCAAATCTGCCGTGAAATCACGGCTCGCAACCAGACTACCGTCCATCTTGAATAGCTTGACCAACACGAATGTCGTTGACGTAGCTGCATGTGCACCAAGCAGCAGCAGGTTATCGCCATGCTTTGAAAATGCGAGCACATTTACCGGATTAAAAGCGCAGAAATCCACTCCTGTATAAAAACTGACGAATGTCCCATCTGGATAAATCCAGCGATAAACTCCCTGAAACACGTATGCCGGATTTGATACCCACGGGCGCAAATGCCCGAATTCATCCGACGACCCTGGGGTTGCCCGGTATGGATGCGCCATATCCGGCAGCGCAAACTTGCTTATCAGCGTTTGTGCTGTCGGCGTTATCGACCATACTTCATAAAATGATGCTAGGCCCGTTACGGCATAATTCGCCGTCTGTTTCATCAATATAATTTCGTCACTTCCGTTAGGAAGGAACGACTGCACTCCGCAATCAACGTATGTTCCTACCCGCGACGCCGGCCCCTTAGCCCAGTTCCGATGTACTATCGCCATCGATCCTGAGTACACCAACTCAAACTTCAACTGCCGCAGTCTGTTTCCGTTCAGAATCTCGGCGTTATTAGAGATCACCACATAGGCCACACCGCGATACGCCGGCACGTTGCCTACACCGTGAATCGCTTCGAGCGTTGGGTCTGGTAACTGCGTCTCTGTGCCTGGATAAAACGTGAACTTTGGCGGTATTGTGACAAAGCTCGTAGTAGTGTTCTTTTTCTGAAATGTGAATCCTGTGAGAAACCATGAAACGGCACCACCACCGCTCAAGCTAGGGGTGACGTTCTGGGAACTAGCCACGATTGTTTCAGCATTTGTATCAGATGCCGACGAATACCACAACTTGCCATCAAGCCATATTTTTCGTACTCCAAGGCATACGCCTTCGCCGAGCATGATGGCGACCGTCGTCGTGTAGGTATATGTGGTTACATAGGCTTTCTGCGCCTTTACATAGTTTTTATCGGAATGCGCCGTGATTACGTCGAGATCGATTACGGTTCCAGTTACACCTACGGTGCCGAAGTGAATAGGCACCATGCCGCCGTAAGTGGCGACCTGTACCGTCAGATCGCTGGCCTTCGGCCCTTCGATCTTTAGCGTACCCTTGCTGGCTTCTTCTATCGCGCTGCCGAGCGCTGCACCTATTGTCCAGCCGTAATAGACGTATTCCGGGTCCCACGTGTAAAAGGTTACGACGGCGCCAATGACGCCGCCGACAATCGCGCCTAGATAACCCATTCCTTATGCCCTGCATCGCTCCTATTCAAGCTGGAGCGTTGCCCTCGCCAACTGTACGATTAAGACCCGGTACATACGGAAATCCGCGAAAGTAGTTCGCGTTGTTGTACTTGATCTTGCAGTCGCCGTCCGGCGTTCCGGCAAAGGTCGCAACTACATTTGGATCGGGAGCCAGTGTAAATCTATCACCGATATTTATACCGCCAGTCATAGGGTATGACAGCGTGAATGTTCCCTGTATCCTATCTGATACATATGCCGATATATGCACTACGACGCCTGTGTTCTGCCCTGAGAGCCACGTCAGGATCGCATTATTAAAGAAGCCGGACGGTTGCGCCATGCCTGGTGCGGTGAATGTGTCGGGCGGCAAATTGTTGGAATTACAGGCACCAGTAATCGCATCTCCAATGGCACCTCTATTCAATAGCTTGTTGCACCCAGGCAGCATCGTGTAGGTATCACCTATATCGATTGGAAACGGCATGCGCAACTGCAAGACGAAAGCGCTGCCGGTCTGTTTCTTTATCTCTTGCGATAGTCCCGCGTTCTCTCCAGCGAGCCACGTCACTTTGCCGAAATCGAACCACCGATCAGCTTCGTGTCGCGTCGAATCGGAGAAATGCTTCATGTCGGTATTGCCGCCGGTAACACTGCCGGTGACTATGTACGGTGTCGGGTCTTTGCCGCAGCGGGCATCAAATACATCGGCGTCGCAATACGGCGTCACGCTGCGCCCGATGTTCTGCGACAACAGTTGTGAATGACCGCGACACTCGACCGTAAAACTGAGACGACCGGCGCTGATGTTGCCGACCGTTCCGACCGCAACGATTGTTTGCCCTTGCGCCACATTGCGAAAATTGACATCTGCAACAAAGATCGTCGCAGCGTCCCATCGCCCTGCGCTAATGTCGACTTCAGTAATAGACGCGCCATGCAGAAAGCCAGACACTTCCATGTTGTCAACCGCCAGGCTTGCGGTATTGGAAACGGCAGAGGCATTGAATCCGGTGCGAGCGACATACCTTTCACTATTCTTAGTCAGATCGACATCGTTATTAGTGAAGGTGAATACCGTGCCATCCTTGCGCACTGCGCGCCATGTGCGCGCTTCTGTCAGATCGCCTTTGGCTAGGTAATCGCGGCGCGCCAGCGTGATCGTCTTCAAAGGCGTGCCTCGACAATAGCTATGCTCGGCGTGTCCACCAGCAACTCTCCACCTTGCTGCTTGGCCTTTACCGAACGCTTCAGCGTGGTATCGAGAAATTGCGCCGGAGTATGGAAGTTGCCATACCACGATAACGCCACAGTCGCCGCCGGGAAGTTTCCGGCAGAAAACGTGACAATGCCGGTATTCATATCCAGCGCGTAGGTGCCGCTGGCCGCATTCACTCCATTGCGCTTGATGACGATTGTTCCGAACGGCTTTTGAATCTCACGATACCTCGGATGCAATGGATTCCCGATCTGTCTGAATAAACGGTACGCTGCACCACTATTCCCGATTCCAACCAGTCCGACCGGGTTTCCGTTCGTGTCGATTGACCATAGGACGCCTTCGCCAAGCGCGCATTGAAAGCCATATGGGTCTTGTAGCCGGAACTGATGCACATTGCCGTCGCACGACTCCCAGAATCGCTCGATCTCCGTCCATTGGCTTAACGGTCGCACGACAAGCCCGGCCTGATATGTACGCAGCGAGCGATCCCATACCAATGTCGTTTGCCGGAATCCGCCCTGATTGGTAGCGGCTACGCTAAGACGCTCTATGTCGCCGTCGAATCCGCCCATAGAAACGACTTGCGGAAAAATCATATCGTCCAGAAACATTACGCGTTCCTGCCAGCGCTTCTAATGCGTTGCCCAACAGCCTCACCCCATTGCAGCGCCGTTCTGCGATCCGATCCTTCCGGCGGCGCAACCGTGATGTTGTAATTGTGGATCGTGTCGCCGGCTTTCTGCGCAGGCTCACCAAGCATCTTTTCCGTATCGCGGTTGTTGTAGACGCGAGCGCCTTTGGTGCGGATGAGCTCGCGTCCTTTCTCGCCTGCCATGAACCAGCCCGGCGTTGTCTCGCCGCCTGACGCGGCCCCGGCGCCGGCTTCCGCGAACATGCTGAAGAAGGTCTCAGCTGCCGCTGAATCGGCACCGCCAGCGAAACTTGTCCCTGCACTCGCCCCGCCGGAACTCCCGAAATAGTCTCCTATGGCCTTTATTCCGGTCCCGATTAATCCGCCGCCGCCTGATCCACCACCGCCAGCTACTCCTCCGCCCGATCCGCCAGTCATCCCATAAAGCGACACGTCGCTGACGTACAGCGGGTTGCCCGGCGCGTCGCCTTTCTTGGCACCAGTAAGTCCGCCCAGCAAGGAATCCACCACGCCCGACGATCCGGTATCTTTCGCGGCGATCTTGCTGATAAACGATTCCGCTGCGGCTGCGTCTGCGCCGCCTGCGAAACTTGTCCCGCCAGTCGCACCACCAGCGCCCGCACCGCCAAATAGCTTCGCCAGCCAGCTCGCCGCATCGCCGCCTGGGCTGCCCTTGGCGAACAAGGATTCCGCGAAATTCTTGGCTACGATGCTGTTGATGTTATGTACGACACTGGTCGCAAAACTCGCAAACGCGCCTTTGAGCGAATCGAGCACATTTTTTCCTGCTGCCAGGTCATCAAAAAATGTCGTCATTGGCCCGCTCAGATCGTCTTTGAACAGGGTGCGCATATGATCTCCGAGCACGTCACCGCTGGCGCGCAGTTTGTCGAATTCCAATCGCGCCTTCTGCGCTTCCAGCGGAAGTTTTGTACCAGATGATGTTGCTGCGATGGCTTCGGTTTCTTTGAGAATGCTTTCCAGTTGTACTATCGAAGCAGCCCGCGCCGCGCCTAGTGCGCCTAGCGATTCAAGTTCCGAGATCGTCCCGAACTGTCGGGCGATGGCTATATTTTCTTCGGTGTTGCGCAGTTTTTCGTAAATCAGCGCCGCCTCGCCGACCTTATCGTTTAGTGCGCCTTGGGCTACCGTTTCTGCGCGAAGCTGATCGTAATTGGCTAGCTCGGTCGTGTTTTTCTCTATTTCAAGTTTCTTTTTCAAATCCCCATATTGCTTGTCGAACGCTGCGCCAGCGCCTTCGCCCTTGTTGCCTGTAAGTCGCTGAAGCGCACCGTTCATTTCGTTGATCTGGTTGGTCAGGCTCTTGACCGCCGCTACCTCCTTGGCGCTGCCGACTATTGTCTCTAGTTGCGCCTCCAGCGTGAGCTTGCGTTTCTTTTCCATCAGATCGTTGATCTTGCCTTCGTCCTCGGCGCGCTCTACCGCTTTCCCGGTTTTGGCCTGATGCGCCCGCACCGCTTCTATTTCCTTGTCGTAAGCGTCGATCTTCAGCTTCAATCCATCGGCGTCGCGCTGATTGCGGCCTGCGTAATAGTCTTCGGTGGAGATCAGGTTTTGCGAATAATAGAAATCCACGAGCTTGTTGTAAGCGGCGTGCATCTCGGATTCTTCCGCGATTGAGTGCTCGTAGTCTTTCAGGCGGTTTGCGAGTAGAGCCTTGGTCGGATCGTCCTTCGCTCCTGCCGGCCCTTTCTGGTCTTTGTATTTGTCCTCGACGTTTTTAATCAGTTTGGCCCGTCGTTCAGTCGAGAACTCACCACCTTTGGCGATTGCATCATCTGCCTTCCTGTTTATCTCGCCGATTTCCTTTGCTCTCTTTTCTCCATTCGTTCTAAACTGCTCCTCAGCTTTCCGCAGAAACTCATTGTCCTGATGTAAATCCTCTTCGTTCTGTTTTTTCTTGGCCTTCAGCGTAACCAAGTGCTCGAACGCCGCTTGAGCGCGCAAATAGGTTTCAAGCTTTCGTTCGCCTGCTGCCCGGTCTCCGAGAATATCGGTCGTGCCGCCAAATTCTGTACCAATGGCAAGGAACGGAGCATTCAGTCTATTGCGTAGCTCATCGATCTTTTCGCCCAAGGTTTCGTCACGTCCAATGCCTTTCATTACATCCCATGCTGCTGATGCAGCAGTTGAAAAGCCGCGCCATGAGCCGATCAGCAATCCGACGTTATCGTTCTGGTCTTTTAGATGCTCATTCATCGCATTGGCAACCGCGATATAGGCTTCGCTCTTTCTCCCTTCTTCTTCCAAAAGGCGGATATGTTCGAGTTCCGATGCCGTCAGGAAGTGATATTGCTTGTTGTGCTCTTCAGCCCATTTGGTAACGCCATCGGTCATCCTGGCAAAATCGGCCACGACTTCATCGGTTGCTGCCCCGGTATTTTTTTGGAGATTTAGCGCCGCTTCCGATACCGAACCAAGCGTCTCTCCGGTAAATCGTCCAGAAGCAACCAAACCCTGCAATACATCGCGCGCCACGCCGACATGAGCCTGCGAGGCTGCTGCGCTGAATGCGGCTAGGGCGTTGATCTTGTCTGCCGTGACCCCAGCATAATTTCCGGTCAGCGAAATGGCTTTGTTGAACGCCTCCGCTTCCTGCACTGCTTTGTAGAAAGCAAAGCCTAGTCCGCCAACGACTGCGGCAGCAGTGCCAAACAACGCTATCGCGGGCGTAATCAGTGAGAACAGTCCCTTGAACGCAGCGCCCACGCCACCATAAGTGCCGGATAATTGCGACCCCTGCTGGATGAACGCCGTCAGCGGCGACTGTCCGCTTGCTATTTGTACAAAAAAGTCGTTCAACTGGTAGGAAACCTGCTGCAACTCGAATGCAGTGCGCTTGGCGTTGTTGGCGATGCCACCGAATTGACCGCCGCCGTGCTGCTCCATTTGACGCAACTTGTCGATCATCGGCTGCGCCTGAACGCTCACTCCATGCTCTGCCGCTTCCAGCGTCAACAGCTCGCTGCGCGTCTTGCCGATAGCCGTAGCCTCGCGGTTCAGGACTTCGATGAAGCGGCTGCGCTTGTTGGCCGCGTCGATCAACTGATCCGCACCCAATTTCTCTTGTTGGGTCAGTTGTGCGCGCGCTCTTGCGGCTTCCTGCTCGGCGGCTTGGAGCCGTTTTATATCCGCTATCAAGGCGCCGGTTTCGCCACCGCCAATCGGTTGCGCGCCACCACCTGCCGCAGCAGCATCCAGCCGTGCCGCTTTTAGCTCCAGCAGATCAAACCTATTCTTGCCTATTTCCTCCCGTTCCCGTTTTAATTCCTCAATAAACAATTGCCTGCCAGCTACAGCACTGTCCGCCTCCTTCCTTGCCGCCGCCAACTTTGCCGCTTCGACTGCGGCCACGGCTTCCGCATTCCTCAATTCCTCGATCCGCGCTATCAGCGGCCCTGCCGCCTGCGCTGCTCCAAGATGCGCCGCCTCCAACACCTTCAACTCTGACGCGGACTTGCCAGCCGCAGCCGCTTCGGATTCCAAGGCGGAAACCTCAGATTGCAGCGCAGCGATAAACGTCCGCGTCGCGCCGGCACCCTTGGCTTCTGTTTGTAGCCGCTCCAACTGCGCTGCCAGCGGTGCGACGGCTGCGGCTGCGCCGATCAAAGCCGCATCCATCAACCTGACTTCGGCTGCGGTCTTGCCAAAAACATCTATCTCGCGTTGCAGCGATGCCACCATCTGCTGCTGCGCATTGGCTAATTGCTGACTGACTGTGCTCCTTTCTCGGTCGTCTGCTATCGCAACCCGCTGTAGCTCTGCCTTCCTCTTTTCAGCATTGCCTAGATTATCCAGGACTCTCGTCAAAAGCGTTGCTTGCTGCGCTACGCCTTCTTGCCCTGCCCGGTACATCTGCAACTGCGTCCCAGCAAGCCCGAACGTCGCAATCTGTTCCTTCATGGACGCCAGCAGCTTCTCCCCAGCCGCTGTCGCCGTCGTAGACCCTGCGGCCATGCCAGCGCCGAAGTCCTTTGCGAGCTTGGACGCCCTCTGAAAACCAGCCTCCAGATTCGCAATGCGGGCTTCGATGTCAATGCTGAGAACTGCGGTAGCCATTTCAGACCTCAGTCGTCGTATTTTTCGTTGAGAGCATCACGAATTTCCATCAACAGGTTCACAAGCAAATCAATATCCGGTACTCGATGAAAGGCCAGATAGACCGGCAGATTGCACGGGTTCCATCCATCGAGAAAGTTCCACGCATGAATAGCCTCCGTCTCTTCCGCACCAAGCACCGGCTTATCGCCGCACATCGACAGCCGTATTTCATTGCCGCGCGCATCTACAATGGCTCTGTCCCACGCGATGCGCTCTCTCAGTTTTTTGCAGCGGCCTCTTGCGTTTTCTCTCGCTCGGCGATGCGCTTGTCGATAGCGTCCGATATAGCCATTTGCCACTCCGCATGCACATCGAATAGCAACGGCACGAGCGATGCGTCGAATGCAAGCGGCGCACTCGCGCCTTCCGGCACCAGATCGGTCTCGATCACCTCGGTCCAGCCTGTGACGGCGCGCTCTGCTATCTCTCGCTGCGATTGGAAAAATGCGGCCAGATGATCGTTAGTTCCGGTGCGCGCTCGCGCGTAGGCCATTTTTACTTCGTGACTGGTCGGCATGCGCAGCGTGAATGTGCGACCGTCAACGGTGTGCGTGAAGCGCCTGGAGGACTCTACGGCGGCTTTGAGGTCGTCGAGGGTCATCGACTAACTCAGGTAGCCTGTGATCGTGCCGCTAACCGTGAGGTTGATCGTGCGCTTGAGAACGTCGTTGATGGCGAATTCTGGCGTTTGCTGGATCGACCAGTACCCGGTGCCGTACCACTTCTTGCCGTCGCGCGTGGTGATGCGGAACGCGCGCTGTGTGGCTGTGTTTTGGGCGGCTAGGACGATGGCGTAGTGCGCCAGGGCGACATCATCGTGCGTCACCAGAGTAAAATCTACCGCATCCCTGAATGTCGGTATTTTTGACTGCGCATCTTGCGACAAATATTGATAGCTGAGAAACTGTTGCACGCCCCCGGCTTGTTTAAAATCCACGATCTGCGCAATATCAGCCCACGTCAAAATCTCGCGCGCGCTGCCGATTCCGGTTCCAGGCGGATACCTGGTAGTGTCGGTCGTATCTATTGTCTCAAGCGAAATGTCATTCGTAGCGACGGCGGACGCACGACCAATGCGCCCGTCTAATTGTTGCCATCCTGACGTGATCTCCACGAGATCGCTTACCACTACGCCATGCGCCGGTGCCAACGTCGCCACCGCCGGAAGTGCATTTGTAATAGCCGACATTGCAGACGGCGTTCCATAGGTTCCTGCGATTGCGACGGACGCGCCGTTCACTAATGTTCGTGCCATGATTCTTTCCTTTTAGTTAGACAATAAAAAAGCCACTCGAAAGTGGCTTTGTTCGCAAGACTTTGGCTGTCGTTTAGATACAGCCAAAGTCGTGCACCCTTCTTTTGGCGAGCAAATATGCCGTCTTAGCCTCATCACGTGTTTTGAATGATCCAAGCGATATAGATTTGTTATCTATCATGATGCGTGATTGCCATACATCGTCTCGCTTGTTCCAAGTAACACCAAGACACCCTGATACATTGTTGCTATTCGCCTTGTATCCATTCTGTGAGTTTTGCGCTTTTGTTGCTTGACGTAGGTTTTCAAAGCGATTGTTTGCTCTGTTGCCGTCTATGTGATCGAGAAACTTATCCGGCCATGCGCCCGTGGCTAATAGCCATGCTAGACGGCTTCGCTACGATTTTACCATCTAATCAATACGTTAATACTCCCAAATATCGAACGAAAGCGCTTCCGCAAACTCACGAATATCAGGCACATCGCTCCCCGTCCGATCCGTCAGCATGTGAAACGCTTCTCTCATTGCATCTGCCACTGCATCCGCAACTGCCGCCGCCACCATCCGGCTATCCGCCCAAATCGTAATCAGCATCATCACCTTCACCGGCGCTGGCGCGAAGTCCAGATAGGTCTCCGGTGCAGCCCCGACGCGATCAAATACGATGTACGGCTTGACTGCGCTTTGATCCGCCTCGTCCGGGAACACGCGAAGCTGATCTCCGCTGCCGACTAGCGCTGCGAGTGCGATTGATGCCTTCAGCGCATCAATGGTTTTCTGTTCTGCGCTCACCATAGTATTGTGCAGAGGATGGTTATTGCTATGACGACGGACAGTACGATGCACGCATTAACGACGCGCTGTCCAGTATTGTCGCGCTCCGCATGCAGACGCTCCCATTTAGCCCGAAGCGCGTTGCTGTCATCTATCATCGTAAGTCATGTCCCGGAATTCATTTTATTTTTGCTATCCGGGCCAACATATTCCACGGCAAGCGGAGCGAGCAAGTCATTGAATACGTTTACCGATGAGGCCGTGCCTACCTTGCCGAACATGTTCGGATCGCGCAGCCAGTCGTCCGCCGCTTTCCATCCAGCGGCGTGTAGCGTCAGCAGATATTTCCACGAGGTATCGCTCTTGGCGCCGGTAATGGCCGGCGCTGGTGCAATCCGATGGAAAAATACAGGGTGAAATCTCGCGCTTACCAGCTCCCCGTATTCCAGCAGGCGATTTATCGTATTGATAGTCATCAGCTCATGCACGAGGGACGAGTTAAACGTGATTTCGTTCACGCGATCCGTGATCTCTCGCGCCGTGCGTGGAATCTCAGGCCGCAGCATCGGATTCACTTGAACGATAACTACATCCGTACAGTGCGGCAGCAGCGGCGACAGTACAGGGTTGCCCATATATCCGCCGTCCCAATATGCTCCACCGTCGATCTCTACAGCCCGGAATATCTGCGGCAGGCAAGCAGAAGCGAGCAGCACGTCGATCGTGATTTCCTTTGGGCCGAAGACTTTCCGTTTATTCGTCTTTACATCTGTCGCGCAGATGAAAATCTTTGGTTTCTCGCAGGCGCGCACTACTGCGAACTCGATAACGCCTTCGATTACTTCGGCCAAGGCGTTGAAATACATCGGATACGAATACGGAGAAACGACTGCGGCCATAGAGGCCATCCACGCCGACCACGGCGGGCTTGCCTTCGAGACGCCTTCCCATAAGGCACTGAGCGTGTCTCTGGCCCCGTCTGCGCCGCCTATCGCCATGCCGTAGGATAGGGCTGCGGCATTCATCCCGCCGCTTGATGTTCCGCTGATGGCTTCTATTGATAGGTTTTCTTCTTTAAGTAGGCGATCGAGTACCCCCCACGTCCACGAACCGTGCGAGCCTCCGCCTTGTAAGGCTAGGGCTATACGTTTCTTCATTCGCCCTCACCTCTCATTACAGCATTCCAAATGGATGCAATCGACGTTTGGCTTCTATGTACGCTGCATGCGCCAATTCTGGCGTATCAAACGAGCCAAGAAGCTTGAGTCGATTGTCTATTCTTATCCGTGCACGCCACTTACTAGCGTGCGGTGACACCCCGCGCAACCCTGCTATGTTTTTACTCTTCGCGTCCACATTTTGTGTGTTCTCCCGCGTAGTTGCGCGCCGTAGGTTGGAAAACCTATTATTGGCACGGTCTCTGTCTATGTGGTCAATATCTCCTACCGGCCATTCACCAATCATAATGAGCCACGCCAACCTATGCGCTTTATAAGCACGCCCGTTTACCTTGATAATTACATATCCATTGCTCGCAACGCATCCGGCAATTGATCCAGCTTTGGCATTACCTGAATGCACAAGACGGATTAATACTCCGGTATCTGGATAATATTGGAACGTCGCGCGCGCGAACTCTGCGCTAAAATTCTGATCAGCCATTTTGCAACTCCTATTGCAGGTGGTTAGAGGCCGGCTACGGTGCTAGTTACACCTAGTCGGCCTTGCTATTATAGCCTATTAAACAAGCACTTACACCGAATTTGCTTGTGCTACACGCCGAACTATCGCCTCTTGAAACTTATCAACTACCGCTTGTTTTGTGGCATTGAATGCAGGCTCCAAGAATTTGTAAGGCCGAACGAATCCCGTGGCAACCGATTTGCGCCGTGCCGCCGCTGTAGCACGTCGCGCCGTTATTGTGGAACGTAAGCCGAGCTTCGTCAGACGCCTAATCTCCCTCTTGCTGATACCTTTTGTCCCCATGCCCCTGGGTACCATCAGGTGACCAGCCTCCACCCACTGATAAAAAAATGGATCGCCACTTACCGGCGCTCTCCGTCTCTTCGCCTTGGTAGCCGACACGCTGATATACACCCCGATTACGCCCGCCTGTCCCTTGGCGAACTTTGACGACCGCACCTTGATACTATCCCGCATCACGCCCGGACGCCGCGTTCTACTCGCCTTCTTCAGCACCGGCGCGCGCCGCCTCGCCTCCGCGACCATTATTCGCCCGCCATCCAGCAGCGCTTTCCTGATAACCCCGCCGCGCAAATCAGCCGACACGGTATTCAGCAGCCGCTCGACTTCTGCCAAGCCGCTGACTTGGATGGTGATACCGTCAGCCATCTGTCTTTTCCAGCAATCTATAGCTTTTCATAACATCCACAATCGCTCCAGTCGCAATATCGTCGGCGTGGTAGAAGCATTTAATTTCGACAGCATCCGCTTGATTTAACACAAATTTCCATTCTTCGTAGTCTCTTTGTTGAAATACCCAATGCTTCGCACAACTTAGGCGCGATTTGTTGTGTAAGTAACAATGGCATGGTTATCCCTGACTCATCCCTTGGCTACACAACAGCGTCAACCGATCCAGCGTAGGCACCGGCAACACCGCTCCAATCGACAACGGTTCATCATTCCACAGCGCCCTCCACTCGGCATTGACATCCTGTTTCACCCGAATTGTCACTTTCAATGTCATTGCCGCATGCAGTTGACTTGCCGCATGCACTTCGCGCCCAGTGATCGCCTCTACCTTCGCAGGTTCACGCGGATAAACCGTGATCCACGTCACGACTTCCGCATTTAACGCATCTCGCGTGATGCTTTTCTTTTGCAGATCAATCCGCTGATTCAAACTGCCGGAACGCATGTCAAACCGCCGAATAAATCCGGTAACGGTCAAGCAGCCCATCTATAAATGGCAACTCGTTTACTGTAATTCGCGTATCTACCACCGTCGTTTCGCGGTTCACGTAGAGCGTGCCTACTGCCGCCAATATCCACGAGCGGATAGCGCCAGGCACTTCTCCAAATAGTGTTGTGCCAGTACCGCTATCCGTAAGATCGATCATTGTTCCACCAAAAGCCGCCGATAGCGTATAAACGCCAGGGCTTACAACAGCCTGCACGTAGTAATCTGTTTTCTGCTTCAGCGGAACTGGCAGCACGCCGCCGACATTCGATAGTCGCACCGGATAGCCAACTGCGAGCGATTCCCAATTAGCGACCGCAATCGTGTTCGCAGCCGCATCTACCGTTACCGGAACGGCATAACCAGCACTGAATACGATCTCGACGGCTCCAGGCTGCGACCAATGCGACGGCCATGCGCGTCCGGTCGCAGGCGTGATCCGAGCCGGATCGCTGAACAGGTCAACCACATAATCGGCTGGCGCTACCGTTTGAAGCACTCCATCCGTGTCTCTGTACTTGACGGACGCCACGACGCGCACCGGGGACGCTATGAACGGCAATGTTTTCGGCGTGTGCGCTCCGTACCAGTAGCCCCATGTCGGCATGTGCTGCCGACAGCCATTCATACCGTTCCTTGCATCCGGCGGGAACGAATCAAGCGATAGCCTGTACGTTTGCGCAATCAGCGTCCGTCCGGTCTCGTGCTCCGCCTTTTCGCGCGCCGCCACAATCAACGCCTCGATCAAATCATCTTCTTCGTCACCAGTTACGCGCAAGTGTACTTTTGCTTCCGCGAGACTCACCGGCTCTACAGTAGCAGCGCTTAAGAGTTGGATTGTCATGGCGGCGAAGGGGTATCGACAAGATCAAGATATGCAGTCGCCTCGCCGATTCCGGTAGATTGCGACTTGGTAAACTTTGCTCGAATCGTGCAACGTTGATGGGACAAGCCGTCGGCAATCACGCCACCGCCAATCTCCACCTGAATCACCTTGCCGACCGCTGCCGTGCGATTCGGATACTGCACCGGCAACGTGTTGACGACAGGCACTCCGAACGTAAGCGGCGTCGTTAGCGTCGGTTCTGCGGTAACCGACACGACAGCCGTTATAACTTCGTTCCTGCAAAGCAATCTGCTGCAATCGAAATCGAATGGCCATGTTTCTGAAGTTCGCTTTTCGAGCAATTGACTTCCCCCTAATACATCTCTACAGGAACTACTCGCTCCCACGCGCGTCGATTTCGAACACGCGACGATTTCCCATTACGAACGCAGATGCGACTGGGACGGTATCAGATGATCCCCAAAGAAGCGGCCAGAGTGCGAGCAGCATCAATTAAACGACACTAATGCTGTCCCATGTCACTGTCGAAGTTCCGCCCCCGCTCTGGTTGGCTTGGAAGCCGACGTTTTGCGAAGTGGTGCTGATTCCAGAGGCAGTGTAAGGCCCGTAGTGCGTGCCATTGATATAGACATCAATCGTCGTGCCGATAGCCACAATCCGCACGGTGTCGCCCGCTGTCGGAGTGACAGAGATGGTAGCTATCGATGTGTACGCACCGGAAATCTTCTTTTCGAGTGCATAGGAGACGGCTGCACTGTTATCGCCACCGAGCTGCAAATGCAAGTCGTTGTTAATATCGACATACCGCAACACGATCCCGCCATAGGCAGGAACCACTCCTGCCGCACCCAGAATTGCCGTGATGTCGACATCGGCCTTCGTCGCACTGGCATAGGCAACCGTATGTCCGCCTATCGTCGAGTTTCGTACATATGCCTTGTTGCCGACAATGCCAACGCTCGCTGTGCCGCCGCTTGCAGCCGTTGCCCACGTCTGGCCGGTATCGGCATTCCCGAGGGTTGAAGCGTCGGCCCTGTTGAATAGATCGGACAGCACGATCGAGACGCTCGGAGTAACGCTGTTCGACGCCGCAGATTCAGAGCTATTTCCGATAGCATTGGTAGCGTGCACAGTGAACGTGTATGCGGTGCCGTTGGCGAGGCCGGTAACAGTGATCGAACCAGACCCGGGGCCGGAGACCGTGCCCGTAAAGCCGCCGGGGGTGGACGTTGCCGTGTAGCCGGTAATCGCCGATCCACCGTTCGAGCCGGGAGCTGTGAACAATACCGATGCTTGTGCATTGCCTGCTGTTGCGACGCCTATCGTCGGTGTTCCTGGCACCGTGAAGCTGGCAGGCGTAAACGCCGGCCCGACGGCACCCGTGCTATTTCCTACGCTATTCGTTGCAACAACTGTCGGTGTATATGCGGTGCCGGTCGTCAGGCCGGTGAAGTTGGCACTGAGAACATTCGCAGCCACGGTCTGAGTTGCGCCGCCTGGCGAGAGCGTCACAGTGTAGCCTATCAATACCTGACTACCGATAGAAGCCGGGGCTGCCCACGTCACTGTTCCAGTGGTCGATCCAGTGAGGGTCGATCCTACAGAGGTGGGCGCGGATGGAACAAACGGGATTGCCGTGTCCACGTAATACAGCAAGCAGTAAACAATCGAATAGGTGATGCTAGTCGTCCACGGCGAGCCTTTTTCAGACCAGACCACTTTGAGCCGGCTGTTGAACTTGACGCCCCGCCGCAACTTCAGAAGATCGAGGCCGACGACGGTACTGCCGGCTGTGTTGTTAGTCTCGGTCAGCAGCACAGATGGCGTGGTGAAGCGCTTGTTAGCATTGAAATACCAGCCGGCCTGGTACAAATCCTCGGCGCCGGTAGCCGCAAACGATGGGGTGCTTCCGCCATCGGTGTACACCAGCCACGGCTTTTCGAGATAGCCGTAACGACCAGCGCCGAGCGTGCTCGGATTAAACACATATAGACCCATGTACACCCACGAGCCGGCATTTTGCGGCAGATCGCAGAAAGTAATGTCGCTTGCGGCAACCGCAGCAACCGGCGCCAGCCGGGTTGCCCCTGTCGAGCGCAGCCGCAGCGTGGACGTGCCGCTTTCGCGCAGATGTACTTGCGTGAATAGACTGCTGCCTCCTGGGATGGTGACACCGCTTGCCGGCGTGTAGACATCGACCCTGATGCCATTGCCAAATGGCACAGGATACTTTATCTCGTAGGAAACCTGATTGCCGGTCGGAGAAAAGCCGGGATGCGTATTGGTGCCGCAACAGCCGGTGAAAATGTTGTCCGTGGCTACCGAATAGCCAGCACCAGTGTGCGCTTCGCCGTGCGATACGAATAAGGTGCCGAGATCGACATCGAAACTCGGGACAAGCTCCTGATCGACGAAGATGCGCAACCGAGCGTCAAAGGAGCCAGCACCGCCGTCGCACGTGATCCAGATAGAGTCGATGATTCCAGACGTGGCCGCCGCACTGGTAAAAAGTGCATAAGATGCTCCGGCAGCCGGGAACGCGACGAAATAGTTTGGAGCCGGTGTGTACGTGACCAGATCGCGCGACGTGGATAGCTTGTTGAGCGCACTTTCTCCTGGAATGCCAGCCAGATCGGTGACGCCGCTGCCGCTTGCTGCTGGTGGAAAAGTAATCGGCATATTAGTATTCCCGCGCTGAAAATGCCTGCGCCGTCGTCGCTCCGATAATGCTGATCGCTGTCACAGGTACTCCATTAGCCGGCGCTTCGTAGAGCGCGCCAGCCGGCAACTTGATGCTCGGCTGACTCAGCACGGCGGTCGTGACGCTATTGATCCAGAGATCGCTGGTGGAGTTGTTCTGGATAAAGTACCCTTTCCTGGAAGCATTGGCCGCTGCCATCTGCTGCGCCGTTCCTCCTGCCGTAATCGTGCCGCTGCGGTCGGTATATGTGACGCCGACGGATGAGACGGTAAAAATCGCATCCGATGCCGGCGCGATCGACAAGCTGTTCGCCGCCGTCTTAATGCCGAGACTCGCAGGCAAGAGCGCCAGCAAGCTCGAGATACGTTGCGCAATCCGCTGGAGCCTGCCGTTCAAACCGCTCGACGCGGTATCTGTAGCAGGCGCGGTTTCCGTTATAGCTCCGGTCGCCGATACGAACGGGCCATCGCTCGACAGCACCACCGGGAGGCTTGCAGCAGCAGCAGCACCACCAAGCGCAGGTATCTTTCCTGAGAGCACTGATAGTGTCGTTTCCGTAGCTGGCCCTGCGATTAGCTTTGCGAGGATCGACGCTAGAGTTGCCTCCGTCGCTGGCGCCGTAATGAGTTTCGCAAGGATGCTCGCAAGCGTCGTATTTCCAGTCGCCTGATTCGCCGCCGTAGCCGCCCCAGGCGTCGCGCCGCTGTAGGCGATATTGGCTGGCGTGCCGGAAAGCGTTGCTCCGGTCGTCAGGTTTTCCCAGAACGTTGCAAGAATGGCCGGCGTCGCCGTAGCAACGTCCCACACCTCGCGCTTGCCAATGGTGTCCCCGGTCGTATAACCCGTACCGCCCGCAGTAGCGGCATATATCGAACTGACGATCTCTCGGTCGGCGCCGGTCGCTACCGGGTAGGCGCCGCCAGGCAGCGTTGTCGCTCCGCCACTTGGGGTCGTGTACGAAACTGTGTAGGACTGAGCTGATTCATCGAAGACCAGTCGGCGGATGAAAAAATTTGTCCCGTCCGTCCAGATAGTTTCCTGTAGCGCCTTGTCGTTCTGCGCTTCTGCGAGCAGCGCGGCAAGCGTCGCTTCGGTAGCTGGTGCGGTGATGATCTTGGTAAGAATTGCCGCGAGTGTCGTCTGGGTCGCGAAGTCTTTTCCCACAAGAGCGGCGAGATTGCCGGCTTCCAGCGCGAGCGTCGACGTATTCAGGTTTAGTCCGGCATTCGCCGTCACCGTGCCGGATGTTACCGGGAAATTACCGACGTTGACGGTGCCTGATACTGGCTGCGTACCGGGCAGATTTGAGACGGCGACGGACACTGCGGCTGCCCGCAGTTGCGTGTCTGTAAGGCCGCCGCTTGACCCTGACATTGATACCGGAACCGGGGTAGCTCGCAATTGCGTATCGGTCAACGGGCCGGATGCCGTTACTGTGCCGGATACAGGCAATGGATTGCCGATGTCGTTGGAAATTTCTACCGTACCGCCGACTAATCCGACAGTCAATGTGCTTTGCAGTGCCGCCAGCACGCTCGCAAGCGTCGCCTGCGTCGCCGCGCCAGCAGGTAATGGCAAGGCAGCGGCGCTTGTTGTCAACGTTCCCTGCAACGCGGTCAATACGCTTGTAAGCGTCGTCAGCAGCGAGACCAGAGATGCATTCCCGGTGTCCTGCTTCGCCGCCGTCGCCTCGGTGCCGAACGGTATAGAACGAGTCACGAGTCCTGCCGCATTCGTTGCCGGGGCGGACGTAACTACGCTGGCAACAGCCGTCGCATTGGCAGGATCGCACAGTGCGATACCTTGCACTTCTACCTGATTGGCTCCAACCGTCTGTCGGAAAGTGCGAACTTCCTTGCCGGTAGAATCTGGCGGCAAGCCTACTGTCGAATCGCTCATGCAGCTACACCATCGCCATGATCTGATTCCGTCGAATCCGTCTCCGGCTCAGTCTCCTTGCGCGCCAACTTGGGCTTAACGCCGATCTCTTCGGCCAGACCGCCACGAATGAGGCTCATGCCGGCTTCGTCGTCCACTTCCTGTTCTGTGCCGGCTGAGATATAGCCCTTGTCGGAGCGATAACTTTCGATGATTTTGATTCTCATGATTTCTCCTAATGGTTTTACTTTAACCTGACCTGCTGTGGCGTCTTAGGCGACAGCAGCGCAACGTCCTTCGCATCTCTTCCTCGCTTCACCGCCAAACGGAACGCATCACTGCTTCCTGGCGAATCCTTCGTTTCATGCTGTGCAATCCAAATGCTCCCGCCGTAGGACACAACATCCCCCGCAACGTAAGCCGTATCTGCCTTGAAAACTCCTCGATCAATCATCACCGGCAGCGAAAAACTCTTTTCCATCTTCCTGCCGGTAGAACTCACAGCACGAAGCGTAAACGTCCGCAAATCATCGCCCTGCTCGACATCGATCTCTGGGAATCCTTCAACCACAGATTGCCAGCCGCAAAGATGCAAATCCTCTCCGGCATCGGTATTCCGCGCGGCACGCCATAGCCCGCCGTTGTGACTGGCGAATGTTCCGCGTGGCGCACTCTTGCTCGTGTCGATCATCGGCAGCACTTCAATGTGCAGCGCATCGCGGCCATCTTCCCCATCCCGCGCTTTCTCCGCTTTCGGGAGTGCTCCTATCGCTTTCGCCACTTCGCCAGCAACCAGCGCAGAGACCACTTCTATCGGCACATCGCGCCCTGGCTCGCCTTTAAGCCCGACAATGCTTTCTCCGGGCGGGCCTCGCTCGCCATCCCTGGGAACTGGAATCCTAGCGACAACACCAGCTATGATCTTCTCTACATCGACCGGCTCGGCGTCTTTTCCTGCCAGACCGTCTTTTCCGTCCTTTGCCTTTGGCAGTTCAGATACCGCTTTTTGAACTTCAGCGACAACCAACTCAGCAACAACATCCGGTGACACATCTTTCGGTTTGGGGATTTCCGCAACCGCCTTCGCAACTTCAGCGCGTACAAGTTCATCCGAGACTGGTTCTGCATCCTTTCCGTCTTTCCCATCCACCCCATCTTTCGGGACAGGAATCTGCGCAACCACTTCCTTGACGACAAGCGCTATATCGACCGGCTCTGCATCCTTACCAGCCTCGCCCTTTGGCCCAGTGATAGATTCTCCTGCGATTCCATCGCAGCCGTTTAACGAACTTAGCCACTCGTCCTCCGATCCAAAGAAACCCTTGCTTACGGCGATCTGATAGGCGCTTACTCCGTCCTTGCCATGCTCGCCGTCCTTGGGAGGAGGCAAGCGATTGACGGCTTCGACTATTTGAACATCGACCGACTTCAGGATTTTTTCGTGCCGCGCATCATTGGCTGCGTCTATTTCCTTGAATCTTGATGACAAATCATCGATCTTGGTCGTCAGCGGATTGACCGCTTCGGCGGCGCTTTTGCCAACGTCCGCAAGCCGCGCTTCGAGCGTGCCGATCTTATCGTTTAGCGGACTTACCGCCTTTCCTGCGAAGTCCTCTATCGCCTTGGCAATGCCCGCATCAATAGCCTCGCGCTTGACATCTTCGTAGCGCGTTTCCAGGCGAATGATTCTTTCCGTTATCGGCGTGACTTCGGCTGCGCTTTTGGCTAGACCTTCAAGACGCGGCTCTATGCCGTCGATGCGTTTGCCGACTGCCGATATTTCCGCGCGCGCTGCGCTCACGCTTTCGGTTGTATCTGCCGGAATCGACAGCGCCACTTTCTCGACGCGCTCGGTCAGACCGGCAAGTTTCCGATCAAGCGGGTCTATTCCAGCGGCGAGCGCAGATAGTGATTCCATCTGCTTTTCGCATCCGTCCAGCCGGACGACTGTCGCGCCTACGTTATCAACCAGTTTTTGAATTTTTTCTGCCGGATCAGGCGGGATCGTTTTGGATAAGTCCTCGATACGACGATTCCACTCGTGCACTTGCAATTCAAGCGGGCCTACCGCGTCATAAAACTTATCTGCCGTCGTTTCCAGCCGCTTCTCTATTTCGCCAAGCTTCTCATCGACTTTGCCGCTTTCCTTTCGCACCGCATCAAGCGCGGTTTCAAGGAATGGCCTGAAACGCTCCGTGTTGGCCGCTTCTTCGACTTTGGCCTCTATACCAGTAAGCCGCACAGCGAATGGCGCTACGGCCTCGGCAATGGCCGTATTAGTGGCATCCAGCCGTTTCTCTATGCCGCCAAGCTTGTCGTCAAGTCCAGACGCATCTTTGCGCACCACATCAACGGATGCGTCCAGATAAGACTTGAAGCGATCCGGCTTTGAGACTTCTTCTACGCGCGATTCCAAGCCGGAAAGACGGGTGCCTAGCGGATCGGCTTTGCCATCGACATATTCGCGCACCACTCCAGCGACCGCCTTCATCAAGGATGAAATCTCTTGTTTTTCGATCATGTCGGGGAGTCAGGCCAGTAACGATTGGACTTAGATAAGTTCTCAGTCTTCGTCAGGATTTGCAGGTTTCCTTCCCAATGCAGACCGCTGACAGTCTTTCCTTGAAGTGGGACTATGTGGTCTACGTCATGTCGGATTCCAGTCTCGCGCGATAGGCGCAGCGCCTCGGCATAGATGGCTTCGATAGCGTCTTGACTTGACCACGATACCGTGGCCCGGAACTTGGCCGCTGTGCGCTTGGCGATTAGCGCGTTGACTTTGTGGGGATTGGCTTTAGCCCACCGGGCGTTAGCTACTTTACGCATTTCTACATTCTCAGATCGCCATTGCGTAGCGTAAGCTAATTTGTGTTCTTTGTTTTCAAAATACCACCGATCATGCGCACCAGGATTAGCCTCCCGCCATTTCGCGCTATTTGTATTCACGCATTTCTTACACGTGAACGCTAGACCATCATCTGATCTCACGCGCTTATGAAATTCCGAGTGTGGCAATCCTTGTTTGCAGGTACCGCACCTTTTTAACTGCTGCGCCGCGAAAACCGCAATCTGCTCTCTCCTGCCTCGCAGCGTCGGGTCGGATCGATGGCTACGGCACGCCTTGCATTGCGCAATAACACCAAGGCCACCGCGTGATGACCCTGTACCAGTCGTTATCCTATGGTTAATATGGAACTCTGCCAGCGGCTTCGCTACATGGCAACGCGTGCAACTTTTCAGTACGGTAGACACAATTCTTTCCTCAAATCCGTCTTGGCGCGCAACATTATGGCTTCAAGTTCATCCTCTATATTGATCGCAAGAGCCTTGCCAGTTTGAGTATCGTTAGCCGTTGGTGATGGTACAGATGGCGTAGCAGGAACAGGCGTCGTCACAAATGGATTGGCTAATTCACTTCGTTTAGCCAAATCCCTTAACGCAAAATTTTGAATTTGGAGGTAGGGTGTATCCCCACCCACAACAGGCGGCAGATTCATACTCAACCGACCTTCGTTCGGCGTCATGATCCCGGCGCGGGTAGCCTTCTCATTAGCCTCTGCCCGCGACAGCGGATCCATCCGCAGCAACCCATCCAAATCAAACTCAGTCGCATAACCTGATGGAAGCGAAAGCCCTTCATCCAACAGGCATTCCACCGCCTCGATAAGCGTCTGCAATGTTTGCGAGTAATAATCCTGATTCAGTGCAACGATGTTGTTCAACGTCGGCTGCCCGCTGCCTAGTTTGTGCAGCGGAACGTGGAATGTGCGCGCAACATCCTCTACTGTCCAGCGTAACTGCTCAATCAACTGCGCGTCCTGCGCAGGGATTGACATCGAGTCATATTTAAGTCCATTACCGCTAACAAACAGTCGCCCAAGATTACCGCCACTGAAGTTCGCCTCAAACTCGCGCTTCAACCGTGCTGCCGTTTCATCATCAATCCGTGCTGGTGCTGTCAGCTGCCCTGACGGACGGCTCATGTTCTCGAAGAACTTGGCCGAGTTTGCCTGAATCCTTATCCCCTGCGTAGCCGACGCCCCGCACGCCGAGATCGGACTGATGCCGACCAGCGGGTGATAGAAGCAGTTCATCCGGTCATGAATGATCTCGCTCGCAGGAACGATTACACCGTCTCCTACTTGCGAGATAGTGTCGCGACTCAACTGGTAATACACGCCGCCATCGTCGGCTACCAAAGGCTTTACACGGCGGCTGTCGAGCACATGCAGGCCGGACACTACGCCGCGGCCATCGCGCTCTTTGTAGACGCAGGCGTTCCCGTGCAAGAGCTTGGACGTAATCCATTGTTCGATGAACTGGATGCGCGTCTGATACCCGTTCGGCTTGCGCAAGACCGGGCTGAATGCTGGCGTGTCGAATTCCTCCCACACATCCGCATCCGTCTCCTGCGTGAGCATGATGCGCAGCTTGGAAATGTCGCCAGCGATAAGGCTCACGCAGGCATACACCGCCGAGAACGCAAGGATGTTCTCGCGCGATTCCACTTCTACATTTCGCTGCCACGCGCCGCTGAAGCCTTCGCGGATGGAGCCGAACCAGCCGCCGGAACCTGAGAATGCCGGAACGGACATGCCGGTAGGCGGCGCTGCCTTGGTTATAGTCAGATCGCGGCCAAAAAGACGCATCTGCATCTATTCGGCTTCCAGCCAGGCAGTACTTGCAATCAGTTCCATTTGTGGCATGTGATGATCCAAATAAAAAACCGCCATTAGGCGGCGGTTTTGTTGACTGTTCGTTTCTCACGAAATAGACGCATTCGCTCCTTACCTTCTGGTGTTGCTGCATCCGCTTTGCGCTTCGCTATCTGCATCGCCCTGTATTCTGGTTCAGCCCACAAACGCTTTTGCTTTTTCTACGGCTTTCGCCCGTTTCGTTGCATCGTTGGATGTCGTTATCTTGTTTTGCCGACCTTCTTCTGTTGCGTAGTACGCTTTTAGCTTTTCTGCGACTATGGCACGCGCCTCTTTTGTCACCATAGTTTTTTTACCACTCGCCACGCGTCGCGCTTTTACTTCCGGGCGTTTGTTCGCTTCTTGCGCCTTATTAGCCATCCTCTCTCTATAGATAGGATCGGCCCACATTTTTATACGGCGCTGCCGATGATTTTCTTTCATCTCAGGCCGCATGTTGGCTCTAATCACTCCGTCAGATATTTTTTTTCTTACTTCCGGTGTACTCAGAGAGTCTATAACGCGACCAAGCCATTCTTCTTTATCTTCTGGCTTTAGATAGCCTCCACCACGACCGCCTTGCACCATATTTGTCAATTGCCAACCATAACTATTGGCATTTTCTATATAGCGCCGCTCGACACTGGCCCAATCGTCACCATCCTTGAGCGTTTCTAAAATTATCATTTCTGGTTTAAGACCAGCATCTTTCAGAGATCTTAACCATATCCCTGAGTTCTGTTTCTTCTTTCCTGAAGCGGCTAGTTGCAGGTGACCATACAGTCTCCACTCTGGGTCGTTAGATTTGCCGACATATCGCACGACACCGGAAATCGGGTCTACAAGCCCGTAAATATAGATAGCCATAAATCACTCCTGACGTGACGCCTGATTGGGAGCTGCGGAAGTTGGCTCAGGCAGCCAACGTTTCGGGACGCGTTTCCCTATCCGCAACAGTGTTATTTTACTACAAAATCATGTCTCTGCTTCCATGTCTTTGCGCTGATATTTGCGCTTCGCCCTTGCCGTGTCGTCGCCCACGCCTTCTTCGCCGTCGACGGTCAAATCTTTGGTTTCTATCGCCGACTGTTTATCGGATGCTATATTCGGTACCTTCTTAGTTTTACTGTCGTCCTTTATCTCTTCAGGAGGCGCTTTCTCGGCTTTTTTGATCGCTATCAATGTGCGTGCGTCCTGTGCCTTGGCTTCGAATTTATCGCCAATCTTTAGCGCAACACCTTTATAGGTAAACGCTTTGGTAGCTATCAATGATTGATCCATCTTGAACTCCTTTGTATCAAACGGCAGGCCATTACAACGCAATGATGGCCGGCCCGTGGAAAGATGAATCAACCAGTGACGTAATTAGCGTCGCTGATGTAGGCGACAGCACCGGGGCGCCGACGGACGAAGTGAATCCACCGCTCGCAACGAATGCCCACAAGATTTTGCTGCCAAAGGGAGACCATCACAGTAGACGCGCCCGGAGGATTGGTCGGAGCACCATCCATCTGCAACGATGCCTCGCGGCTGATGTCGATTGTCACCTGTCCATCGTCGGCCATAAGAATCTCGCTTGCCTTGACAAGAATAATCCCTGCCGTGGTAACTGGCGGCGTGCCGGCTGTCGTTTGCACCACGTTTTCTGACGTAATCACAGGCAGTCCAAACAACGTGCCGCCTTGCGCCGTGAGTCCTGGAAACTCAGGCTGTCCGAGCGCATTTACCATCATCGCAATCGCAGTCGCCTGTGTCTCGGTCATAATCCACACCGACCCAGCCGTGCTCATGTTGGTAACTTGGAATGTTCCGATCAACTTCCTCACGTCAGCGCGTAACGCGTTTGCGTCACTCCCGCTCGCCGTAAACGTAGTCGCACCATTGGTGATAGATGCCGGTGACACACCAGGTACGGCGGCTTTCGATGGATCGACAAACGCAATATCGAGGAATTGAGCCATCTGCGCAGTAAGATCGGCTGTAACAATCGCTTCCGCCGAAGGCGTCGACAGACGTGCCAACTCTTCCGAGATAACCACGATTCCTGCCGCCTTGGTAAAGTCGAGCGTCAAGCTTGTGAACGCCAGAGCGGAAACCGGCTTGGGCGCATTTTGTCCGACCCAATTGACCGTTGACCCACCAGTTTGCGCTGGCATCTTGATGTTGAACGGAACCATGCGCAACCCTGGCACGCGACCGAGGATTGTCTGCGGACGCAGCAGTTCGATAAACTCGTTCTGCATAATCCGATACGGCACCAGCGGCGCGGCCCACGCCGTATCGGTGGTCGTACCAGCGGCGACCGCTGCCTTAAGCACCAATCCCACTTCAGGCGTGGTGTCGTCGTACCTCTTCGCCATCTCCGCGGCCTGCATCAGATTCCCGCCGGCTGCTGCGAGCGTTTTGACGTAACGCGCGAACGCTGTTCCTTTCGGCAGATTAGATTTAACGGTGATAATGCCGCCGCGCGCATTGCTACCGCTTTCCTGCGTGCTCGTATTCTCGTGCGTAATCACCGTAGCCTTCGTCAGCATGATCTGCTCATGCTTCTTCAGCCGATCCAAATGCGCGTCGATGGTTTTCAGTTCCGTAGCAGCGTCGTCGTACTGCGTGGTCTGTTCCTCATCGAGAGTAGCGCCGTCTTCGGCGGATTTCTCCATGATGGTTGTCATGCTGCCAATGACGGCAGCTCGTTTCGTTTCAAATCCGCTGATCGTCTCAGCAGTAGTCTTAGCCATGATTGTTCCTTTCGGGAGTTGTTTAGTTGTTCCCGAAGCGCCGGGAGATTTGCCAAGGCGAACGACGGCGACTTTCTCTTTACCGAACGCGGCGAGAAAGTCGTCGGAAATTGCCTTGATGGTAGTAATTGAGGCGTCTGCATTTGCCGGGATCACCACTCCTGATAACTCAAGCCAAGACCACTGCTTGAAGTGAAGCCCGCCGCCAGTTATGGGAGTCGGTTTGCCAATTGATTTGAATCCGATGGAAAGGCCGCGCACCAAACCCTTTTTCAGCCGTGCCCACGCCTTGTCCAGCTCAGGTAGCACCGGATCGCTCTCGATTTGAGCGCGTATCAAAATTCCTTCCGGGGTTACATTGGCGCTGATAACATGGCCGACCGAATCTTCTACTCCTTTGCCATGCCCCATCAGAAACGGGATCGGCAAGACAAAGCTAGCGCCCATTGGCTCAACAATGTCGCCCACGCGATCCGTCGAAGGCGTGCTTGCGATGCCTTCGATGATCCGCTGATCTTCATTGATACTTTTTATCGAGAACGTACTGAACGCGCGGTTCATTTCATTTCGCCCAAAAAAAACCGGCGCTAGGCCGGTTCGGTTAATTCGGTTTTCTGCTACTTCGTTATATAATTGTCTCGTGAACTGCTACGTGACCGGACGGATGATTTCATGACACCTACAGGCTATAGAATTTCCACCAAGGAAGAACGCGCCGCTACCGGCATGTACTGCGACAAGTGCGAGCACTATAAAGCGGCAAGTATCTACCTCGGCGATGAAGACACTGACGGGAAATGCAATGTTGACTACAATGATCCTATGGTCGACACCCAGTATTGGGTAAACTCGTTTGGTATATGCCCGCGCTATACACGACTCGTGAAACGGTGATCGTGTTACACCAAACCAGTTCAAATCTCGTCCAGCGTGTAAGTGAAATTATCGCCATTCCCATCCACATGGACTACATCGCCCCTCCGCACAATCGACAGTTTGAACCTATCGCTTAGAACTATCACCTTGCGTCCGGCGTTCTCTAATTCGGAAAACGTGTATCTAATGTCGTCCTCTTCTTCGTCCGAGCATTCCTTGGAGGTCGAGACGATTAGCCAGTCGCGCGGGCCAAGTTGAATCTCGTAGGCGTAGGCTTTTTCAGGCTCAGGTGTCGGCTGCTTGTTGAAGAGTTTGAGGAAGTCCATTAAAGAAAAAATGCCTGGAATTCTATTTTCGGCTCGGCAATAATTGTACCTGCAACTCCGATGGCTTCCGCTAAAGAAATCATGCCGTCTATGCGCCCGGTTGACTTCGACTTATCCAGTTTCCGATTCCCAGCCGGGTCTTTAATCACAACCGCATTCGCCGCGCACATCGTCAGCACCGGATGCGCGCCATGTTCCAGTTGCTTGTTGAGCAGCAATTCTTCCAAACTCCGCAACGCAGGCGACATTGAGATATAGCCCTGCCCGAATTCCTCGAACTTCTCCAACTCTTCATCCGTAAATCCGGCCTGTTGCAGCCACGGCTTGAGATGCTTCATGTTGTAGCGGTCGAACGCCAGCTTTACGATGTTCAGCCGGTCGAAGATACCGCGCAGATATTCTGCGACATACTCATACCGAATCGCAGCACCCGGCGTCGTCAGCAGGTATCCCTGCTGTGCCCACAGGTCATAAGGCACGCGATCCTTGCGCGACTTCTCGGCCAATCCTTGTTCCGGCAGCCAGAAGATCGGCTTTACTGTCCACTTGCCATTGTGCCGAGCAATGAGCACGAGGGCAGTCAAGTCGGATGTTTCGGAAAGATCGAGACCGGCATATACGTCTAGTCCTTCGAGGTCATCCAGCGGCGATCCGGTGTTGTCCATCCAAACGGAACGTGAGATGAATGGGGAGCGGGCTTCAACGCGCTGGTTGCCGACCAAGTTCCGAAATGAGGCTTCCATAGACGGCATGCGTTTCGCATCCGCCGCCGTCTTGAACACTTCCTCGTGATTCATCAAGTGCCAGTTCGGTTGTGCTGCCGCCAGCACTTTTTCATCGAACGGGTCATCGTCCTTATCTACAGCATAGAGCACGCACTTGATGCGCGGATCGGTTCCGGTGATCGCGTCATCGATCAACATCGATAGCAAGTCTGCATCAGTCGGTGCCTGCGTGCTGATAACTATCGACAGCGGATGCTCTTGCGCAGCACTCGCCGTTTCTATCGCCTCGTACAGTTCTGAGCGTGGCCCTTTTACCTGTCCCAACTCATCGTGAACCGTGAACACTGGCGAGAGACCGTAAGCCGTTGACGCATCGGCACTGAGCGCACGATATACTGTGCCTAACTCGTGGCAAAGCAGTTGCTTCGCCGTGTCGCGGATGGTCACGTAGGATGAAAGGTCTGGATTCATCCGTACCATTTTGGCGGCTAGCGCGAACAGGATCGACGCCTGATCTCTGGAAAGCGCCGTGCTGTAAAGCTGTCCGTTCGGTACGGCTTCTGGGCCTACCAAGTGCAGCAACACCAGCATCGCACTGATCGAAGTTTTGCCGTTTTTTCTTGGAAGCGAGCATATGAACATCCGCGTCGAACTGCCGTAGATCATCTCCATCCACGTCAATTGCGCCGTACTGAGCGTTACTGGCTTGCGGATTAGGCGGCCTTCTGGCACGCGGCAGAATTTTTCCACCCATTCAACATTGCGCTTGGCGCGCGGTGATAGCTTCAGGTTGCCGCCACTTTTTCCCACTTCTTCACGCTTCTCTTTCTAATGCCAGCTTTTGCTATAGCATCCGCCGAGAACAATCCTATCTGGCCTATGACTAGAACATCCGATTTAAGACCATTGCATGCTCGACACGCGCATTGGGTATTTTCCATCGAATGTTCACCGCCTCTGCTGATAGGGCGAACATGGTCGATTTCTGGCGCATTGTGGTGATTCGTGCCGCGCCTTGACTTCGGCGTAGAGACTCCGCATATTTGACAGCGCCATCCGTCACGTTCCAATACAACTATCGGATTGAAATTGGTAACTACTGCACCACGTCGCTTTAGTTTTCCGGCTTTACGCGCAGACGCCCTACCGTCTATGAAATTTGGACTTAAGCGATAGCATTTCTTAGAACAGAACTTCTTGCCTCTGCCTGTGATCGGCCCACCACATTGTTCACATGGCGCGCGAATAACTAGGGTACGACGCCGCTTGCATTCCTTACAAATCAATACTTTCTCGGCCAGCGCAGCGAATGGTTTTTCGCATTCTGCACAAAATCGCGCGAAATACTTGCTGAATGGCTGTACTCTATTGTCTTCACGGCGCTTAACAGTAGCGTCCATCTTGCAACGCATCGAGCACCATCTGGTGCGCGATCCGTTCTCGATGTTGTGGCCGCCCGGCACCCTGTGGAATGCTTTACCGCAGTGCTCGCAGTTGAAGTTGAATTTTGACCGCTGGCGGCGCGCCTCTATTGCTCCTGCGAATGTATTGGTACCATTCTTTATCCTGTTGGCTTCCGTTCTTAATACAAGAACCGCTTCGAGGCACGCCTTACCGCAATATGTTCGTTTGCGCTCTGATGAAAATGTGCAATGACATTGCGCGCATACAAAATCACGAAGCCCAGTTTTGTTGTAATCCTTGCAATAGCATCTTTTGCTGCAAAACCCTCGCTCTACATTCGACAGAAACGCCACTTTACAATGACCACACTTTAATTCTATAACTGCTTTGGATAAATTTACTGTTGCTAGTTGTGGTTTGCCCTTTTGTCGTTTCTTCTTACGGTCTGCTAAACATGGCTTACAATATTTTTTCTTTCTTCCTGTGGTCTTCCCTCTTTCAAGCGTTTTCCCACACTGCGCGCACGCGCTACAATCCGCCTCAGTCATCTGTGATACTCCAGTTATTGCAGGTGATTAGAAGCCGGTAGGTGCGCAAACACCAATCGGCTTCGCTATTTTATCAGTTGCCTTAATCTGCCTTTTCTTCCTGCCAAGGACGTTCACCCTTGGTTTTCGCCTTGGTATTCGCCTGTTGCTCGTTATATCGCGCCGACGGGCACAGCCTTAATTTCACGGCCAACTGAGCCATAGCGCACGCCTGAGATTGCATGATGGACGCAGCCGGATTAGCTACCAATGTGCCACGCTCGTTAGGTAGGATAAGGCCATGTTGATCCAGCAACGCATCGGCTTGTTTGTGGCGTGCAGAGGCAGAGCAAAACGCGGCCAATAAGGGAATATCGCCAGGTCTGAAGTAGTCAGCAGGCAAAGAATCAACTATCGCGCGCCACTCCGGTAGATACTCTTTCTTGAAACCAGTAGGCGGCTTGATTCTGGCGTTCGCCAACACCGCCACCGTTTCCAGTGCGGCCATACTTTTTCGTGCCATTTCAATACCTTCTGCTTCGCGCGTGCGCGATAAATAGCCTACAAGTCAGGTTTTATCTGACGAAATGCATGCGAACGGTCTATTTTCGAATGCGAATGATTCTCGTTACCGCCCCGCCCTCTTTTGGTGCGAACTTCCCCAGTCAAACATCGATCCGCAGTCCCCCTACAAGGCGTAGAGCGCGCCTAGCCTAGCCTTGCGCCTATCGGTTCCATCCGCGATCTTGTC